CAGTGCTAGGCGCTATTAATTCCACAGCTATAAAATTTAACAAATCAACAGAGATTAAGAAGGCAGCGTAATGGCCAATGTAGTAGTCTCGGCAATAGCCACCTGGAATGGTAAAGCACTTAATAAAGGCAAAAAGGATGTATCAGCCTTTGATAAACAAGTAAAACAATTAGGTAAAACTTTTGCAAGCGTATTTACTGCTACTGCATTATTTAATTACAGCAAGAAGGCAGTGCGAGCATTTGCCGAAGATGAAAAGGCAGCCAAAGCCCTAGAGATACAATTACGTAATACAGGATTTGCATTTGCAGCACCTTCCGTAGAAAATTACATAGGCAATTTACAGCGCACAACAGGCGTACTAGACGACCAATTACGCCCAGCATTCCAGCAATTATTGACTGTTACTGGCTCAATAACCAAAAGCCAAGAAGCCTTAAATACAGCCTTAAATATCAGCGCTGCTACTGGTAAATCCTTAACCGAAGTTAGCGCAGCCTTAACACGTGGATACTCAGGCAACACCACAGGATTAAGCAGATTAGGCGCAGGCATTAGCAAAGCCACCTTAAAGGCTGGCAAAATGGAAGACATCCTTGCAGAGTTAAATCAAAAATTTGCAGGACAAGCCACGGCTCGACTAGATACCTATGCAGGCAAAATGGATTTATTGCGTGTGGCAGCAGCAGATGCAAGTGAAACTATTGGGAAAAGTTTAGTCGATGCAATAAGCAAATTAGGTAAAGATACAAGCATAGAAAACTTAACTAAAGACATAGATGCATTAGCTACAAGTATTGCAAGTGTTGTTACTGGTGTTGGCGCTTTAATTGGCGTTTTAAGCGACCTACGCAACGCACCCGGCATAAAGCAGATAATAGATGTTTTAAGGTTTGGCAATTTATTTGATATGTTAAAAAAGTTGGGCGAATTGTCTCAACCTGCACCCACATCTAATTTTACTTATTCACTAGGCGCTAGTGCTACTAAAGATATAGAGCGTGTTAAAGAAATTACTAGGCTAAAGACTTCTAACAAATTACGCCAAGACGAAATCAACAAGATGAAGGCTAAGACCGAGGTAGATAAACTAGAAGAAAAATTTAATGTTGAGCGCATAGGTTTAATGAAGGCGTTGGCTGAGGCTACAGATGCCGAGACCAAACTACGCATACAGGCGAAGATAGCAATACTAGACAATAATGAGGCTTTGGCTAAGAAATACAATGCAGAGTTAAATGCTAAAACAGCAACCGATTTATTAGCCACTGCTGCTACCGATGCTGCTAATGCCCTTAATACTTTACCTAATAAATACGATCAAATTTTTACAAACCTTACAAATTACTTTAAAACTATGGGAATTGAAGCAGGCGCAGCAGCAGGCTTGGCTGCCTCATCTGCAAGATTACAGGCACAGGCTGATGCATTTTTTGCGCAAGCAGGTCAATATGCCGTGCCAGGTGGAATGCCATCTAGTGCGACAACAGCTGCCGCAGCAGCAGCACCTACAGTAGTGCCACAGGTAACAGTCAACACAGGCGCAGTATTAACTAGCGAGCAAGACCTAAGCATCTACATACAAAATGCTTTAGGTCAAATTACTAAACTTGGTAATGGAGCGTTAGTACCTGCTGGCTCGATTGCTTTCCAATGACAGTACCAATAGTTAACGCTTATATTAACTTCTCTACTGGGCCAGCCTTTGCCCAGGCGATGATCTTAGATACTGGCATATTAGACGTAAACATATTAGAAGACTCAGCAGCCATCATTGTTGACGTATCAAATCAAATCAATTTTATACAAACCACCAGAGGCCGTAATGCTTTATTTGACCAATTTCAAACAGGCCAATTAACCTTACGCATCGTAGATCAAAATGGCGATTTTAACCCAACTAACCCACTAAGTCCCTACGCTCCCGACTTAACACCTATGAAGAAGGTGCAGATTACTGCAACCTATGGTGCTACCACTTATCCTATATTTTCAGGCTTTATTACAAGCTATGTTAATACTCAACCTAAAGATGCTACAGAGGTAGCCTATACAACCATACAAGCTGTAGATGCGTTTAGATTAGCCAACAATGCACAGATCACTACTGTGGCAGGTGCTACTGCTAACGATCTAAGTGGCACACGTGTAAATCAAATTCTAGACCAAATCGACTGGCCAGCAACTATGCGTGATATTGATGCAGGTCTAACTACGCTGCAAAATGATCCAGGCACATTACGCACTTCACTAGGCGCCTTGCAAACTGTAGCCCAGTCAGAATATGGGGCACTATATGTAGATGCTAATGGGGAATTTGTATTTCAAGATAGAGCTGTAACCGCTGGCTCAATAGGTGGCACAGTAACTACCTTTAACGATAATGGCACAGGTATTCCATACGCTAACGCTAATTGGAAACTAGATGACACCCTAATCTTCAACTCATCTACTGTTACTAGGACAGGTGGCACGCCACAGACTGCTATTAACCAGCCTTCAATCGATAAGTATTTTATCCATAGTTACCAGATTCAAGACTTGCTAATGCAAACCGATGCCGTAGCCTTAGATTATGCCCAGGCTTATACAGCTAGTAGAGCCGAGACCAGCGTGCGATGCGATTCTATCGAGTTAGACCTATACACGCCTAACTACAATGCAGGCATTATTGCAGCCCTAAACTTAGATTTCTTTGACCCTATAAGAGTAGTCACTACTCAGCCAGGTGGATCTACCCTGGACAAGACCTTGCAGATATTTGGCGTGCAAAACGTGATTACACCCAACAGCTTTAGAGTGGTCTTTACGACCTTAGAACCTGTAATAGACGCTCTAATTTTAAATAACAATATCTACGGCACTTTAGACTATAATGTGCTCAGTTACTAAGGAGTAAAAATGGCAGCAGGATTAGGCTTTAAGGATTTTACGACAGGCGAGGTATTGACCGCAGCCGATGTCGATGGCTACTTAATGCAAGGTATCTGGGTGTTTGCTAGCAACGCTGCTAGGGATGCAGCTGTGACAGCACCAGCAGAAGGTAACTTTGCATTTACTAAAGACACTAACAGTTTATGGTATTACGATGGCGCAGCTTGGGTTGCATCGGGTGCTACTGGTGATATTGAAGGCGTAACCGCTGGCGTAGGTATTTCAGGTGGCGGCACTTCTGGCACAGTCACAGTTACAAACTCTATGGCAACAGAGATAGATGCTAAAGGTGATTTAATTGGTGGTACTGGTGCAGATACATTTGCAAGATTAGCAGTCGGCGCAAATGACACAGTTCTTACGGCTGATTCCTCAACAGCAACAGGATTAAAATGGGCAACTCCTGCTGGTGGCGGTGGCTTTACTTCTTTAGCAAGTGGCAGTTTAAGTGGCACTTCAACAGTTGTTAGCATAACAACCACAGGATACAAACAATTAGTTGTATATGTTAAAGATGTTACCGCAAGTGCTGATTATTTCCCAACAATGCGATTGAATGGTGATGCTGGAACTAATTATTCACTCTTTTTTCAGTATCAGACTTCATCAACGGCTGTAGCAACAAGTATGCAAACCAATGCTCAGGAGTTTTATGTAGACCAACTTAATTCATCAAGTGCAGATAATTTTTCAGTATTTACAGTTTATGACCCAGCAAATTCTACCACTTATAAAAATTGTAATTTTTGGATCGCTGGAAGAAATTCAGGAGATACTTATCATCAATCTCAATGGGGATATGGTCAATGGAGAGATACTAGCGCAATAACTAGCGTAACATTTACTGGACTAGGTGGAGTTACTTATTCAACTGGAACTTATGAAATATATGGGGTGAAATAATGTCAAAACCAATGATTAGAATTGTTGAACTTGATGGAACTGTTATTGATAGAGAATTAACAGATGCAGAACTCGCACAACATCAATTAGATATTGAAAAAGGCGAAGCAAGAAAAGCCGAAGCCCAAGCAAAAGTTCAAGCAAAAACTGAATTACTAGAACGTTTAGGTATTACTGAGGATGAAGCAAAACTCCTTCTCAGCTAATGCAACCTAAATTATGTGCAGCTGGCGTGCAGTTACGAGATCAAGTTGATACGTGGTTTCCAGATCGGTGTACTAAAAGTCCAGAAGGATGGCTGGGCGATAGCCGTCACTCCGCCAGAAAATCGGATCATAATCCAGACGAGTTCGGGTGGGTCAGAGGTCTTGATCTTAATTCTAGGCTGGAGTCATCCGACAGCCTCGCACCTTATCTGGCTGACCAGATCAGAATCGCAGCCAAACAAGATCCACGCCTATCATACGTCATCTATAACGGGCGAATATGCTCAAAGATATTAAACTGGCGCTGGCGTAAATACAAAGGCATTAATCCACACAAACGACACATACATATTAGTTTTACAAAGTTAGGCGACCTAGATAATAGGCCGTTCGATATACCACTAATAGGGGGCAAGATATGAAGATAAGCAAAAAACAGAAGGCAATACTAAAGTCATACGCACGTGGCGTATTGGTATCATTTTTAACATTCTTGGCAAGTAATGAATTAGGTTTAGACCCAGCGCTATCTGTAATAATTGCAGCACTCGCAGGGCCAGCAGCTAGGGCTTTAGATAAATCCGATATTGCCTATGGCATCGGTGCTAATGAAAAATGAGTCCTACAGAATGGGCTGGCTTTGGCGCTGGCGTTATGGCCGTGCTATCAGGCGGTCTAATAGGATTACGTTTAGGCTGGAGAAGCGTGTCGATGATCTGTTTGTTTTGATAAATAAGTCATAATTTTAATATGGCAACCACACGTAAACGCAAAAAGATAAATAGGCGCAGGGTGCGTAGAACACCTGACCCATTATCTAAGTTAGAAGTGTTTTATATTGCCAAGCACGAAATGTATAAAGCTGCACGCAAGGCTGGTTTTAGCGAGTCTGTTGCGTTGTATCTAATGGATAGCCCAGAGTCTATGCCCGATTGGGTAGTAGGCGATAAGGGCATTATCCCAGTTATTCCAACTCCTAGTGAGGAAGAAGATTAAGCGCTACTTAGTTATCAGTGATTTACAGGTGCCATTCCACCACGAAGCAGCTGTGAAGAATGTTATTAAGTTAGCAAGGCGGGAGAAATTTGATTCAGTATTGGTGGTCGGGGATGAAATTGATTTTAATACAATTAGCAAGTGGGCTGAGGGCACACCTTTGGCTTATCGGCAAACCATTCACGATGATCGGGAACTTACT